CAATGTGTATGGTGTTGGGGAAGCGGTAAAACCACAAACAAACGAACAAAATATTGGTTAAGTGTGTTTGGCGAAAATTAAACCCCCCCCCCCCCCCCCTCCATGATAATGTCGGACCTTGAGATCGAAACGATAAATGGGACATGGAACGGCGAAGCCAAGCCAGATGGCCTAGCCCCCCTCTGCACTAAGTTTGAATGTGCTCAGGATGACAAATCACATGATGAAGCGCCAGTGGCCGGAGAGAGACCGGACCTGCAACACTTCTCATGCAGCGAGAAAGAAGCTATAAAAGCATTAGAACACTTACTAAAAGTTAGACAAACAACCGATACAAGTGGGAAGGACTCAATGAGCGACGATTCGTCGTGTAAGGACACACCCCCACTCCCAATTCATTTACATGATTTGGACACCCATAGCGGCCTATTACATAGCGTCGCAGATAAAATAAATAAAAAACATAAAAATACATTTAGGGAAGTAGCGGCAAAATATTTAGCAAATGAATTAATCAACGAGGTTGATTGGCCCATTTTTGCAGAGCGATTAGCGCTTTGTTTTATAAATTTGACCGCGCAAAATACATATCGGGGATTAGTAACATCTATATATTTAGTCTGTAAAGAATTTGGGTTAGTAACGCATAAGCGTAGTTTCATATTGGGGTTGATTAAATGTGTCAATGAATTTTTGGATTCATCGATAGTGACACAATTTAAGGGTATATATACGGAGGAGGAGATCAAGTCGGAGGTCGTAAAAGAGGCCCCGAAAGTTACCAAGACACGTGGTGTATTGGATGATGATGTCGCATTCGCAGATGACCGCTCGATGAGCGGTGATAGCGTATTTGTGGCACTTGAGACCCACTCCGGCTCATCAGTCAAAATTGGTATAGACATGTTGATTTCTTGTATAAAAAATCCAGGTAAATTAGCAAATCTTGGTCTCATAAAACCTATAGTTCGCTTTATTAGGGCGATAATGGGTATGGGACTCATGCAATATTGGGCTGGATCGTATAATATGCAGGGAGTCAAATTGTTTGCATTACAACCCATCGAAGGAGGAGTTTTTGAAATTCTTTCAGTGATTGCGGATAGTTTGCAGTCTTTCGCTGACTATGGGTACGCGATGATAATGGAAGGGACCTTATTTCCGAAGAATTTTACATTCGACAAGTTACAAAACTTGGAATTTAGGGTCGCTGATCTTGATGCTTGGATGCCGTTCTACGAGAATGGGCGTCTAGTTGAGAGAGGTCTTCAGCGCGCGGATTATTTGAAGCGAATCGATGATGCCAAACGCGAGATTCTTCTTTTAAAAAAGACAAACACCGATAAGATGGTTGATAGAACGCTAGTCCATTTGTATGCTAAGCTTGAGAAGCTCTTGACACGAACTGCCATGGTGACTTTATCGTCGCAATTGAAATATTGCCCTTTTGGGTATTTGATTGCTGGCCCCGCCGGCATTGGTAAGAGTTCTATCACATCGCATATGACGAAGGCTTTCCTTGCATGGAAGAAAACCGAACAAGGATGGAAGCCTGAAGGTGATGAGAGGGATTATGTTGTGACTGTTAATACAGCAGACAAATTTCAATCGGAAGTTTTTTCGCATCATATTGTGGGATTGTTAGACGATTTTATGAACAAATGTCCAGAGAGAGTAGCTCCAGGTGAGAACGCCCACGATTTTTTGATCAAGATCATCAACAACGTGCCATGTGTGGCACTTAAACCAGACATAGAGTCAAAAGGAGCTGTTCCGATTAATTTCGAGCTCGTTGGTTTAACCACAAACGTTGATCATCTATACGCTTCAATCTTTGTCAATGACACCTATTCCATTTTGCGTCGCGTGGGATTTGTTGTATACCCCTTCGTTAGAGAGAAATTTCGCAAGGAGGACAGTACGGCTTTGGATCCCACAAAGGCATTGGGTCACACAGATCTTTGGAGGTTTGATGTTAAATACCCAATGCCCGGAAACGCATCCCGTTTTTATAAGTTAGATAACGGGAAGGATGCGCATAATATCGATTTGGTTACTTTACTGGAGCTATACAAGCGCGAATGGACAAAACATGACGCTTCACAACAGGCGATTTTATCAGCTCAAAAAGTGGAGGTTCCGTTATGCAATTGTGGGTTCCCTAGTGATGTTTGTCGTGTGTGTAGTGACTACGAGAGTCCTGATGAGGAGTTTCCGGGTCGGAACGATAAATGCAGAAATGATGGTCAAGTCGATGTTGGAGACCCACAAACAGTCGCTAAACGTAGGCGTGATGAGAAGGCTGGGTTAGTGAAACCACGTCCTTTTAATTACAAGCACAATTGGAGCAAAAGTACTAACGTTGTCGAAGGTTTACAAACTCATGTGGGGCGAGACGATGTCTCCGCCCTACCGATAGATGAGATATACATTAGCGATGGTTCCCCTACGGCTGACACAACCGCCTCAAAAGATATCTTCGATGACGAGGTCATTAATTCGATTATTAGTCAGGCAGTTTCCGGCGATATTGGGACATTAGAGCGCATTATACCTACGCAAATACGCGGTGATAGGCAATACGAGAACATACCATGGATGATAGATTTCATTCCAGAGTGTATCATTCGGCGTTTACCCACATATGTCACCTTGACAGCGTTTACGTACCACACTTTGATCCATAGGAAATTTATATCAAAGATGTGCGTCGGATTGTTTGCGTTAGCAGTCACGTCAGGTGGTAGCTTACATTGGCTTTTGCGATTGGCTGCGCTGGTATCGGCAGGTGGTATTTATATTTATTTGATAAACCAACATGCGTGGCTAGTTTCGCGTTATATAGTAGCCCGTAGGCAACGGTGGTCTCGTTTCGTCGCTTTACGAAACTTACCTTCCACGACACGTAACGGTTTGAAGAGCTTTGCATTATTGTGCTTTCAAGGGTCGGTCATATTCGTCATCCTCAAGATGTTGAAGACGATGTTTGACAAGATTGATTATACCCCTGAGGGTGGGACATATTCCATTCCGACTAAAACCGTAGATTTCACGAAGATCGAAGTCACGCGAGCACCTGGCATTACACCAATCAATGCAACACTACCACAGTTAAAGATTTTCTGTGAGAAATTGTGTGGCGTTGTTAGCTACAAAGGCTGTGAGAATAAAAGATTATATCTTAACACAGTCTTTCTAGGCAATGGTTTGATCATGACACCGTCACATTTCTTACCGGATGATGAGCCTCTCGAGGTTGAGATTCTGATGGGGAGCGGTACGACTATCGGTCATAAGGTTAAATGCTATTTATGTCGCAAGGATGGATATAAGATACCTAATAAGGATTTGATGATCTTTTACGCTAGTGTCACCGGAGATAAGCCAGATATTCGTAAGTTCCTTCCCGAGAAGGACGTCGAAATTGATCAAGTGTGCCATTATCTATACCGTGAGAAAGATGGTCGCCTAGTTGTGGGCGATAAGAACATACGCTTACAGCGGCGTGAACTTGCTTCGAGCGATAAACGCACGGGTGTTAGGTACGAATCTACGGGTTATGGATATGTTTCCGACCATGATTTTGGACCAGGGTCTTGTTGCACTATATTTATTACCAACACGAAAGTCCCATACATTCATAGTTTCCACGTTGCCGGTAAGGACCATTACGGAGCCACCAATCAATTAACAGCTTATGAGTTGGACGGAGCGAGACTTCATTTTTCAGAGAAAAAGAGCACGCTTTTATTGGCTCACTCTGGGGAGATGGACTTGAACAGGATTAAGAATTTCAAGATGGTTGATAAGCCAACGAAGAATTCTCCCTTGCTTCAGCTAGATGAAGATAGTGCTTTCGAATATTACGGTACTATAGATACGCCTGTTACGCGATTCACTCACAGTGTGCATAAGACCATAATTTGTGATAGAGTTTGTGAACAATTTGGTGTTAATCTTAATCATAAGGCTCCTCCACAAGGTGGTACTTGGAAACATCATTTAGCATGTTTGAAGAACACTACGTCGCCGAACCAAGGGTTTCCACAAGAATTGGTTGAGAGCGCCACTAGCGATTACTATGATTCAATCATTGGCTCTATCAAAGTGCTAGCAGCGAATGCAGTACCTATGAGTCTTGATGAGACCGTTAATGGGGTTCCTGAATTCCGTGGCTTGGAGAAGATGAATCGTAAGACTTCTGCTGGGTTCCCATACTTCAAAGCAAAGAACAAGATATGCCCAATAGTAGATGACAAGATGGTTCTGACTGAGGAGATGGTAACGCAATATAATGCAGCCGTTGAAACTTGGAAGACTGGACAACGCACTTACGAGGTATTTCACCAGTCTTTGAAAGATGAACCTGTTAAACTATCCAAAGAGGTCGCACGCACATTCCAATGCTCCAACATGAATTTGAGTCTGGGTTTGAGACAGTATTTTTTACCTATCTTGATCCCAATGATTCAAATGCCAGAAGTTTTCGAAATGGCGGTTGGATGCAATGCTGAAGGACCAGAGTGGGATGCGTTAATCAAGTCAATATCTAAGTTTGGTGAGGACCGTATTGTGGCTGGTGATTACAAGAATTATGATCAGAAGATGAGCAGCCAAGTGTTATCAGCGGCTTTTAGAATATATATTGACATTGCCCGCGAAATTGGGTACAAAGATGAGGATATTACAATTATGACAGTGTTGGCAACTGAGGTTTTATTCCCGGTTATACATATGAATGGTGACGTCTTTAAGATCTTTGGGTCGATGACCTCGGGGAACAGTCTGACTACGATAGGCAACTGCACGTGCAATTCCTTACTACACCGTATAGTGTTTTTCGGTTTGGCAAGGCGAATGCAGATTAAGGTCCCTATGTTCAAGAGTGTATGCTCATTAATGACATATGGTGATGATTGTGCTGATTCGGTGAGGCCAGGTTTTGATTGGTTCAACCATACTAACCGCCAAGATTTTTTCGCGGAATATGGTATAACCTACACCATGGCTGTCAAAGACAAGTCTTCTGTACCCTTCATAAACATTTGTGAATTATCTTTTTTAAAGCGAACTCCACGGTATGATGAGGAGCTAGATATGATTTTGGGCCCTCTAGATGAGACGTCCATTTTTAAGAGTCTCCAATTCATTACCAAATCACAATTGTCTCCAGAGGAAAGTGCCGCAGTCAATATGGATAATGCATTAGCAGCTTGGTTTTATCACGGTAGGGAGGTGTACGAAAAACGCAGCCTAGTAGCGTTTAGGATACTAGAGGAATTTGACTTGATCCCATATTCCAGGTGTTACGGGTTAACGTACAATGATTTTTTATGTACGTGGATCCAGAGATACAAAACGGGCATTTCGCCCATAGAGATCCACCCGAACCAACTTGGGTGTAAAGTTGAAGAATGGGCCGGAGACACAGATTACGACGTCAAGTATATGCGTGGATTGCGTAACTTGGTGGACGCGTGTTCCCGGCAAGCGACTCTCCCGGTGGGAGTACCCCTTTTTAGGGGGGACGATGCTGGTCGACAAATCCTATACGACACCCAGGCAGGTGCATGTCTCG